CTCTCAGCGTCAAAGGGAGTGATAATGCGGGGGGTTTTGGCATCAGGATAGACCTCCGCCTTGATGAAAGTCTTCAACATGGTGGTCAAGTCTGGCCGGGCATAGGTGTCCTGGGCCGCTAGAGCACGGGCTCTCTGTTGGGGGCCTTTCTGGCGCGCTATGAGACTATCAAAGTCCTCTACAACGGCCATTGGGGTTGGGAAACAGAGTGCTGCAAACACGTTGGCTCTTTCTCTATACAGGTCTGAGAGAGGTTCATCGTGTTTATCCTGGTATTGTAGTACTCGGCCCTCGGCGGCCGCGCGGCAGTTGCCTCCGGTGAGTGTTGCCGGGCAGAATCCTGTGCCAAGGAGTTGTGGGCCTGCTAATCTCAGCGATGAAGTGGGGTCCTCGTCAGGGGAGGGCTTCAGCGAGTATAGCCTGTCCTGCCTATGGCCAGTCAGGACTCTGTGGACGTTACTGGGCATGGCGTGTAGGGCCAGCCGAAAGGCCATCTGGTCAGCTTCTTGGTCGTATCCCTCGGTCGACCTTGACCAGACAGCAAGCATGCCCGCAGTGGCCTTGCCGTCCAGACCAGCGATGCGGGTTGCTGCAATATCCTGTGCGGATAGGCTGCAGGTATGATGTGTGCCCGTTAGCCGCAGATGGGTCAATCTACGGGGAACACCTTTCTCTAGCTCAATTTCCTCGAGGGCCTCAATGCCACCTTTGACGATGGTTGGTCTCAGGCGTTGGGCCTCGGGCACTTTCCACACCCACAACAAGCCGTAAGGCACTGACCGGGTCGGGATCAGGAGCGTTAGCTTGCGAAGGCCGGGCTCTGCGGGTATGAGTAAAGTGCGTACTCGAGTTACAATGTAGGTGGGCCAGCGTCTCAGGGAGGCCGCTAGCACGAAACTCGTGGTGAAGGCTCCAATCCGGGATCGGGTCAGGAAACTAAGGGCCAGTGCAACGGCTGATGCGGCCGCTATGTAAATTGACATAGAGCTGCCTCGAAGCCATGCACAAGATTCTGGGGGAATCTGCCATACCTCTTGCCGGTAAACGGTATCGCCTTGGAAGTTCCACGCGCCATCTTCATAGTCGATTAAGAAGTTGCCAATACGTTGCGCGGGCTTAGTTATGTGATAGTCATAACTAAGGAGCGCGGGGTTAGTGGCAAGTACGTCGGCTATTTCCGAATGGCTCATGTGGTCCAGGACGTCTACGGCTGTCACATAGTGGCCGTTGGGCACACCATAGCAGGGACGGGCGTGGTTGGTAAGGTCCTTGTAATCAAGAATTGGGCGTGAGTGTTGTAGGCCATGGCGTATGTCGCGGTTGGAGGCTGACAGACAGAACTCCACGTAGGGAGAGCGGTCGGCAAGGCGGCTCATTAGGTCCCGCACGCATGCACGCAGACGGGCGTCTTGGGCATGGGGGTTGTCCTTGTGGAGCGGCAT